ACGGCAACCGCCTACAACACTTCCTCCGACTATCGCCTAAAGAACTCCATTGCACCAATGACAGGAGCATTGGCTAAAGTAGCATTGCTCAAGCCTTGCACATATAAGTGGAACGCTGACGGCTCTGTTGGTGAAGGCTTCATTGCTCACGAACTTGCTGAAGTTGTGCCACAAGCCGTAACTGGTGAAAAGGATGCTGTTGACGAAGAAGGCAATCCTAAGTACCAAGGCATTGACACATCATTCTTGGTGGCTACATTGACAGCGGCTATTCAAGAACAACAAGCAATCATTGAATCACTCAAGGCACGTTTGGATGCCGCAAATCTTTAAAAAGGAAATATCATGTCAGTAACTTGGTCAATTAACACAATGGAACGTGACGTAGCTACAGGGTTTGTTTCTGTAGTTCATTGGAATTGCACAGCAGTAGATGGAGAACACTCTGCCTCTGCCTACGCAACAGTCTCATGGGCTGAAGGCACTCCTGCCATTCCTTACGCAAACCTCACAGAAGCCACAGTCCTTAATTGGGTTTGGGAATCTGTTGACAAGGAAGCTACAGAGGCTTCTTTGGCGGCTCAGATTGAATTGAAGAAGAACCCTGTAAAAGCTACTGGTACTCCTTGGGGTCAAGCATGAAATTAGAGTTGGAAACAAACGAAGTCCAATTCATCTTGAATGTATTGGGTGAGATGCCAGCCAAGTCTGGTGTATGGCCTCTGATCGTCAAGATCAAAGAACAGGCTGACGCACAACTTCCTAAAGACGCGCCAGCGGAGTAATCATGGAAGCAGAAGTTGACAAAAGGCTGGCAGTGCATGAGGCCATCTGTGCCGAGCGCTACAGTGCTATTGCCTCATCAATGAAGGATGGCGACAGGCGCATGACCAAGATTGAATATCTGCTTTATGCGGTGATCTTGGCCGTTTTGCTTGGACCAGGCGTGGCTGCCGAATTCGTCAAAAAGATTTTCGGGCTATGAGAGACTGGGCCGTGGCATTCATTGCTGCGGCCATCTTGGTGGCGACCATCATTTGGTCAACTTATGTCATCGTTATGTATTGGCCATGATCTATGCTTTGGTCCTATTAGCAGCTGCCGAATATAGATGCACCAGGTGGACATGGACTGGTGATGTCTACAATCGAAGAGTCATCTGTCTGAAGTGGGAGAAGAGGAAATGATCATCGATCCAATGACAGCTCTAGCAGGGCTGCAAAGCGCCATCAGCATGGTCAAGAAGGCCAGCAAGGTCGCCAATGATCTGGGGTCATTGGCCCCCATGCTTGGCAAGATGTTTGACGCCAAGTCAACTGCGACCAAGGCCATGCTTCAGGCCAAGAGGGAGAAAAAAGGCTCCAACATGGGAGCAGCCCTGCAAATTGAGATGGCGCTGGAGCAGGCCAGAGCATTTGAGGAAGAGCTGAAAATGCTCTTTATGCAAACAGGAAAGATTGATGTTTGGAACAAGATCAAAGCTAGACAAGCTGAGATGGACAGAGATGATGCTAAAGAGATTAGTGCTTTAAAGAGAGCCGAGAAAGAAGCCAAGGCTAAAGAAGAAGAAATGCAAGAGATAGCCATGATTATTGGTGGTGTGGCTTTTGTTTTGCTTCTTGTCTTTATTGGTATAAATGAGTTGATGAGCTTGTGTCCAAAGGGCGGGTGTGGCCGATGAACGAATACCAAAAACAATTCGACATGTTTTTGAAGGTGTTCGTTTATCTGTTGGTCATCTGGTGGCTGCTTGGGTTTCTTCGATTTTTGCCGGATGACTTGTCGGACCGAATCGTCAATCTACTGCTTGGAAAGGTGGGGCTTGGAAAATGAAAATCACGCCATATCAGGCAAATGCCAAAATGCTCCAAGAGGCCCAGAGGGTCATTCACCAAAAGAACTTGCAAGAATTGCAGAGGCTTAATCACCAAAAAGAGCAGCAGATTCAGCAGCAAAAATGGGCAAGACCTAATTCTGTGGATGTATACGCATGAAATATCTACTCGCAATTACTTTGATAATGCTGGCTGGCTGCGAAGACCGGTATCGCTACAAGTGTCAAAACCCCGATAATTTCCACGCGCTAGATTGCCAAAAGCCAAAGTGTCTGTTTACCCAGACTTGCCCCGAATACCTGGTCGCCCCTATTTTGGAGAAGCAAATTGCACCACCACCACCTGAAGCTAAACCTAACCCCTGACGAGATCGAGGTCAGGGTCTGGGGGTTTGTGGTCATTTCAGTGACCCTGATTCTCTGTTTCATTGTTGTTGCGTTTTTGTACAGCATCATCTTTGTCACCCAGCCAATCAAGACCATGGCGCCCATTGACCAGGCGCTTTTAAAAATGCTCAACGATGTGGTGCTACTTATTGTTGGCGGCATTGGTGGGGTGATGAGCAAACGGGCTGTGAGCGCCACGGCAAAGGCTCTAGGAACGCCTGCACCACCCAGCCCTGCTCCTAGTACCCCTGCGCCTGTTGCAGCGCCTGTAGCGCCATCCTATGGCCAATCTAATACATGGGTCGCGCCATCTGGTGCATTGCCAGAATGGGTCAACCCTCCACTGGATGAGTCTTGGACCCCTGGTCCACCACCCACAACGCCGCCGGACCATCTTGAGGATGACCATGATCGTGCGCAGCTGGCAGCGGCCAGACAGGAGACGCAATAATGTTTGGCATCCCGCTGCCATGGGTTTTGGTCGGTCTGTGCATAACCTTGTTTGGTACTTACCGAGGCGGGTATCACTTTGGCTGGAAAGACAGGGACAAAGAGATGCAGATTGAGATTGCTCGCAAAAACGAGGAATCTAGGGCCACCGAGCAAAAGCTCAATGAACAATTAAACGCAAACGCAACCAAGCTACAGGAGACAAATAATGTCATCAATGAAAAGCAGTCTGCTCTTGATCGTGCCATTCGCGCTGGCAGGGTGCGCATCAGCGCCCCAAGTTGTGTACCAGCCCCCGCAGCTGCCGCCCCTGCCGCCCCAGATAGCAAAGAAACAGGAAGTCAACCTGACAGAGCGCCTGACACGGCTTCTGATGCCGAGCGAGCAACCCTCCAAGCCATTGCCGAAATAGTGGCCCAAGGGGACAGGAACACAGCGCAGCTCAATGCCTGTATTGACGCATATAACGAAGCGAGGGATTTAATCAATGGTAAACGCTGAACAACTGGCACGGCTGCATATTGGTCCACAGTGGGTCGATGCGCTGAACGAGACTTTCCAGCGCTTTGACATTTCAACGCCATTGCGCCAGGCTGCATTCATTGGCCAGTGTGGCCATGAGTGTGGCAATTTCAAGGTTCTTGAGGAAAATTTGAACTACAGGGCAGAGGCACTGCAAAAGCTCTGGCCCAAGCGCTTTGACGCTGCCAAGGCCCAAGCCTGCCAGCGAAATCCAAAGGCCATTGCCAATACTGTCTACAGCTCACGCATGGGAAACCGAGATGAGGCCAGTGGTGATGGATATCGTTTCAGAGGCCGTGGCTGCATCCAGCTGACCGGCTCGGCAAATTATCACCATGCCGGCAAAGCCCTTGGCGTGGACCTGATCATGCAGCCAGAGCTGGTGGCCACGCCTCAGTATGCTGCGCTGACTGCTGGTTGGTTTTGGGACACCCACAAGCTCAACCAGTATGCGGATAACCAAGACTACCGGACCATGACCAAAAAGATCAATGGCGGGTTTATTGGGCTGGATGACCGGATCAAACACATTAACCATGCGCTGTCTGTCCTGACATAATTAGCCATGGCCAATGTCAAGCAACAATTAGAAGTCCCATCAATACCTAGTCTGGGTTACCCACCAGAGGTGTATGAGCGCCGAAATCTAAATGAGAACAACAGCGCCTTAAACAATTTTTTCAGAAAACTGATATCAGTCCTTGGCGCCTTGTTTGGCCCAAGGGGTGGCAAGTTTATGAATAACCCGCATGGCGCGTTTCAAGATTCAACAGACCAAACGGCAGCCAACACCACCACGGCCTATGCTGTTACATTCAACACAACAGACTTTTCCAATGGCGTGACAATTGCCAGCAATAGCAGAATCACTGTACTTGATGCTGGAATTTGGAACTGTCAGTTTTCCATTCAGTTTAAGAACACGACAAATGACAGCCAAGATGTGGACATCTGGTTTCGTAAGAATGGCACAAACATTGACAATTCAAACAGCAGATTTTCGATGCCAGCCAGAAAATCTTCTGGCGATCCAAGCCACTTGATTGCGGCCATGAACTTTTTTCCCAGCTTGAGTGCTAATGACTATCTTGAGATAATGTGGCGCGTGAGCGATATTGGTGTCTCTATTGAACATTATGGAACAAGCACCAGCCCTACACGGCCAGCAGTGCCATCAGCCATTGTCACAATGAGCTTTGTGTCCAACTTACCAACAACATAGCCATGTACATACCACTCAAATTACCACCAGGCATTTACAGAAACGGCACTGAATATCAGGCAGCAGGCAGATGGTTTGACGCAAACCTTGTTCGCTGGTTTGAGAATACTTTGCGGCCCATGGGTGGCTGGCGAAAGAAGTCTGCCAGCCAGTTGACAGGCTCATGCCGTGGGCTGCTGACTTGGCGCGACAACACTGCTGACCGGTGGATCGCAGCTGGTACGCATTCCAAGCTCTATGCCCTCAATGAGGCCGGAACACTCAAAGACATCACCCCCACAGGATTCACTGTGGGTGAGGCCAATGCGGTGGTCAAGACCGGCTATGGTTATTCGACCTATGGCAGCTTTGCCTATGGCGTGGCACGGCCAGACAGCTCCAGCATCACACCGGCCACGACATGGTCCATGGACACATGGGGTGAGTATTTGGTGGCTTGCTCCAACGCTGATGGCAAGCTCTATGAGTGGCAGCTCGGCTTTTCCACACCGACCATCGCAGCTGCAATCACCAATGCGCCAACGAGCAACAAGGCGGTGCTTGTCACTGCCGAGCGCATCATGTTTGCTCTTGGCGCTGGTGGCAACCCAAGAAAAGTGCAGTGGTCAGACCAAGAGGACAACACTTCATGGACTCCGACAAACGACAACCAGGCAGGCGACTATGAGCTGGCCACGCCTGGCACATTGATCGCTGGCAAGAGGGTCAAGGGTCTAAACCTACTGTTTACCGATGTCGATGTCCACACGGCTCAGTACATTGGCGCCCCATTTGTCTATGGCTTTGAGAAGGCTGGAAGTGGCTGCGGCCTGATATCTGCCCAGTCTGTGGCGGCCATTGACACTGCGGCCATTTGGATGAGCAAGTCTGGTTTCTGGATTTATGACGGGTATGTCAAGCCACTGCCAAGTGATGTGTCGGACTATGTCTTTGGCAACATGAACTTCAACCAATCATCAAAAATCTATGCTGTCCACAACAGTAAGTTTGGTGAGATTTGGTGGTATTACCCAAGCAATTCAAGCAATGAGAATGACAGCTATGTCACCTATAACTACAGAGAAAACCATTGGAACATCGGCACATTAGGCAGAACAGCTGGCACTGATGCTGGCGTGTTTACCAATCCCTTGATGGTTTCGGCTGATGGCTATCTCTATGACCATGAGGTGGGTTTTGCTTATGACAGCGCCAGCATCTACGCTGAGTCTGGTCCAGTGCAGATTGGTAATGGCGACAATGTGATGTCTGTGCGCGAAGTTGTGCCAGATGAGCAGACCTTGGGCGAGGCCGTGGTGTCGTTCAAAACCCGAAACTACCCAACTGGAGCGCAATCGACATTTGGACCATATACGGCAGCAAACCCAACTTCTGTCAGGTTTTCTGGCCGCCAAGTCAATATCAAGGTGACTGGTGCAGTGTTGGCTGATTGGCGTGTTGGGGTGATCAGGCTCGATGCTGTGGCTTCTGGAAAACGATGACAGACCGAATTTATGAGATCAACCGGTGTCGCCAATGGATTGAGGCGGCTTTAGAATACAGCGGTGGGACACATACACTAGACGACATTGCTGCGGGGATTCTGTCAAATCGGTATCAATTGTGGCCAGGTCAGATTTCAGCAGTGGTGACAGAGGTGATTGTTTATCCGCAGCTAAAGGATTTGCACTTTTTTCTTGCTGGTGGTGATCTCGATGAATTGAAGAAGATGCGGCCTCATATTGAGAATTGGGGCAAGTCTGTCGGATGTACAAGGGTAACGCTGGCTGGCCGCAAGGGCTGGGAGCGTACATTTTTGAAAGACGAGGGATATGAGCCTCAGTGGTTTATCCTTTCAAAGGAGTTGATATGAGCTTAGGTGGCGCTTCGGGATATACAAATTTTGCTGACCCAGCCCAAGGTGGTGGCGGTGGTAAAGGTGGCGCCAACTTGCCATCATTGATTGAGCAGCCATTGCCACAATTCACTGGCGATGACCCCTATTCTCAGATCATGGCAATGACGCCAGCTTTTAGAAACCCATACGCAAATTCTTCTATGGGCAATGCGCTTGGCGGCTTTGACCCTAGTATTTATGCCAGGGGGATGCAAGGCGATGCTGTCACCGGCGGCGGTGGTGGCGGTGGTGGTGCTAGTCCCATCATGGGCGGTGTGGGTGTGGGTAATGCTGTAACAGAAGTTGACCCATACGACCAAGCTGGTCAAGATGCCATCAATAAAATTGAGCAAGAAGTAGCAGACGAGCAATACGACCAAGATAGACAAGACGCTATCAATAGGTACGAGCAGGCAATCTATGACCAAGAAGGCGCAGATGCAGTGTCCCGTGTTGAAGATGCTGTGCGCGAAGAGGCTTTGGCTGAAAGCGCCCGTGCTTCTGATATTGATGCCGCATCCTATGACGATGTCCAATATCAGCCTGCATCCTATGACTATGTCTCCGATGCGCCAGCTACAGATGTGCCAGTTTCTGGCGGTGATTTTCGCGGTGAGATGGGCGGTGATCTTGGTGGCGATGATGGCCAAGACATGGGCGAGGACAGTTTTGACACGGCTGGCTATGCAAAGGGCGGCATGATTCGCGGCCTGCTTGGGCCAAACCCCAAAGGCCCAGATGATGGGTTTGCCATGGTCCAAAGGGGTGAATATGTCATCAAAAAATCTGCTGTCAATAAATATGGCCGTGGACTTTTGGACATGATCAATGAAGGCAAAGT